GTTAAGGGGCTGTTAGTTATGCTTGTTTAATAGGGAATTCTCCAACGTCACCGACTTTTAAACCACTTTCGGGGTTAGCGTCTATATCTTCCTGAGTTGCCGCGCGTTCTTCCAGTCCCGCCTCTCTTAACCGCTTTGCTTTGGCTTTCCAGTGTTCGGCCTTTACTTCGGGTGTTTCTTCAACTTGTGTGTCGTCTTCAGTTGTTGCATTTTCTGCAACAACTTTCGGATTAGCGTCCGCGATTTCGCCGGTTGTTGACTCATTTGAGTCTGTGGAGTCTGACTCGTCATCGCTATGGTCTAATCCATCGCCGCGAAATTCAGTGTCTTTATCTGCTGTATCTTCATCGGATCCAGGCTCACCCGGATAAATAATTTCTTCGTCACCACCGTTATGTGATGCTTCACGAATAAGCGGGGCAAACTCTTGCGCCTCGGCTTTTGAAAGGACAAACCCGTTCTTTTTCAGGTCTCCCAGTGTTATGTATTTTGCTTCCATTGTTTTGTTGATTTAAAACCCGTTTCTAAAGTTTCCGGCCATGTGTTCGTTATCGAATGCGTCCGACTTCATTTCGACTATCGGGCGCGGGTGATAGATCGCGCTTAATCTCGCGTGGCTTTCAATCAGCTTCTGGTCGTTTGCCAAAATGGTTTCCTGCTCTTTGCGAAGTTCACGCAGTTGTGCGGTGGCTTGCTGTGCCGTTTTGAGGTCAATCTGCTGCTGTGTAACCGATTCGTATTGCGCGGCGTTCCAGGCATTCAATTCATAATCAAATTCAGCCTGTGTTAGCTTTCCGCTTTGTAAATGGATCGCTATTCGTTTGGCGAACTCCAATCCGCCGTCACGGTAATCAATAGTGTTTGTTTTTGCCATGATGTTTATTTATTAGTTGATTTCTTTGCCGTATCAGCCTGCCATTTAAGTTTATCCTTTGCCAGCAAGCTGTCTAACTGCCCTTTCAGGTAAGACGAGATAGTGAAATAGTTCTTAGTGATCTCCGTTGCCTGTTTTGCGCTGATACGGTCGCTGTTACTGATCGCTTCGGGGCCGTTTTGTGCGTAAATCACCCAATCGTTTAGCTGCTGGATGCTTATTCCTTTCAGGATAACATCGTGCTTTGAGGTTAAATCGGGTTGATAGACTGGCGCGGGCTTGACTTTAGTTGTGTCTGGTTTTGGTTGCGCTTGTGCGGAGAATACGGTGGTAATTGCCGCAAAAATAATGAGAATCGTTTTTTTCATATTTGTTTAATTGTTGATTTTAAAGCCATTTAGGGGGTTTTGAATCGCTGTTGCTCCAATCGTAATTGATTAGCAGATTAAGGGTTGACACCAAAAATGTCAGCCACGAGACAATTGACATAGACAACAGAAACATTATTTCACCCCAATCTCGGTCTTCTTTATATTCCGGATAACATTTATACCAACACCATCTGTTGTAATAATAAGCGGGTATAAGCCCACTTAAATAAATGATTAATAATGTTTCCATATTTGTTTGTTTTTAGTTGTTTCTACTGTGTTTGTACATTGATTTCAGGTAGCGCAATCGTAATGCTGAAGCTATAAGCATTCAAATAGGTTTCCTGCTCGTTAAATGTTCCGCTTGCAACGCTAACGGTTTGCCATGTTGGAGGCATTACGCCCGCATCGGATGTTAAAATCTGCACTTTAGGGCTGTATTTGATTGACTGCAGTCCTTTAATATCATCCACTGATACATTTTCAGCCCATACGGTAACCTTTTCGCCCGCGTTCTTGCTGATCACGTCGACTATCGTGTCCTCATTCTGCCAGTCAACGACGAACCTTTTAATTGTCACAGGTTCGGCAACGTCAAGGGTGATAAGTTGGTTATATACAAAACGATAGTACTCCCATGACCCGCTTAACCCAATCCAACGTAAATAAACAGGCCTGTCTGGAGTGTTCTGGTCGATACGGCAGGTTATTGGCTGGGTTAGGTTATAAGTTGTACCGCCCGCCGTGTACTTAATCTGTACAATGAAGTAATAGCAAAGCTCGGGAATGTCAAAGTTTATCAGAAGCCTATTTAAGCCCACGTGTTCAACTATCGGCTGACTTACAAGAGCAGATGACGCGATAATAAATTTGCTTGCATCCTGGTTAAGTGAATAGCTACCGTCCTCGTTTAATAGAAAGCCATTCGCAACACTCTGATCAGTTAACGGGTTCATATTAATGTCCAGTAGCGTCACGTTGTAGAACGGCGCTAAACCGACCATATACTCAGAGAAAATGAATCCCAAGTCAAAAGGAAAACCGCCGTTGTAAACCGGCATCTTAAAATCTGTCACCCATTTGGCGGGCTGAAATCCTAAAGGGTAAGGCACGTATTCCGCAAGGTTTCCGCCGTATTTTGTACCCAATTGCTTAGCAGAAAACACCACGTAGTAAGGGCGCGTCACCGTTGTCCAGCTTATTAATCCACCCGTCCACACCTCGGCGTATTTTAACGTGTATGACGCAGACAATTGCATATCCCGGTAATTGACTAAAGTATAATTAGAAAGGTCTTTAGCAACGAGCAACGTTTGTAGCAAGGTGCTTAAATCGGCCTCGATATATCCCGTACTGTTCGGGCTGAAGTTCATTTGCGACGTGGTGAACTTGCCCGTTATCGGGTCAACATACGTTAATACAGTCTGCACTTGATAATAGGGCTTTATCGAGTTTATATTGATAAATCCTGTCGTATCGTTTGCGGCGTATGTGCAGTCCAGTGTAAGCGTTCCTGCTGTTTTTGCCAGCACTTCAAACGTTCCCTCATATTGAGCCGTTTTGATGTAAACAAAGTCTCCTGCGGCCTCTGTGGTGGTAAAATTACCCAACTGTCCCGATACGGTGACAGTGGTTCTTGGGGTTACGGGCGTTAAGTCAGCGTTAACAGCCACTACAATACTGGTGCCGGGGCCAGAAATGACACTGGTGACCTCGAAATCTTTTCTTTGAAACCTGAACCATATCGGATTAAATGCCGCGTTCCATTGGCTTATATTACCGTTTCCGAGGTTGACGCCGGGATCTTGTGCAAGAACGTTGCCAACAAACCCAACCGTGTAAGGCCCGGAAACTAAACCGCCGTTCGCGTCTTTGGCATAACCCGTACCTGCCCCTCCAGGTTGCCCTGTAAATATCGGGCTTGTCTGCCAGGTTGCGTTGTCTAATGAGTATTGAATCGGGCCATAAGACGACGTAGCAATAATTTCAACCGTTCCATCCCCCGCACCAATGGCGCTTTCAGGCGTGGAGTCGATCGCAACCAAAACAAGGTCGTCTGTTGACGGCGTTGGTGTTCCGCCGCCGCTTGGCATTACCGCTGAAACAACGGTGAAATTGGTAAAGAAATAACTTGACGGGTTGGTATCGCTTAACTCGCCCGTGTAAACAGGATAAGTTGTCCCTAATACACTGGACTGGATGTTATTCGTTACCGTCCCGTTTATATTCTGGTCATACGTTACAATAATACCGTTTCCGTTGGCGGGTAGTCCTGTTGCTGAATCATAGATAACAATGGACATTTGCCCGAAGGTTTGAGTACCTACGGCACCACCGGATGTACGTTCTATTTGTGCGTATAATGACATTTTAAACTAGTTCTAACTGACTGAATATATCAGATACCTGCTGGGCTATGTTGTTGCCTATTTCATTAATAGCGGGGTTTAATCGCCTTGAAATATTATCTTCTGATGTTGGCTCGCTAATTACCCCTTCTATTCCCGCGTATCCTTCCTTGTCTATTTTATTTTTGATTGCCCATGCAGCTTTTTGATCTATTCCCTTTGCGTCACACCATGCTTTTATTCGTTCAATCATTGGCGGATCGCCCGGAATTGCATCTGGACTTGTTGGACCGCGTCCATCTTCTAAAATATTTACATAACCTGCCGCTAAAAGCTGAACTGCTGTTTCTGTGGTTACCACCTCAAAACTTTTGACTGTCTCTCCGGTAGCATACCGACCATTTGCCTGTAATGAGTTAGTCGTATCGATTAATATCAATCCAACGGCATCAGCAATGATTTGAATAGGGTCTTGCATTACGGCAATGGTATATTTTGATTATTCATTGTTCCTACGGTCAGGGCTAAACTTATTCCTGTTGAGTTTGCCTGAAACTTATTATAAACTGGCAATGCTTTTCGTCCTTCGCCTTCGTGAATTTTAAAGTAGCGTGAGGCGTATTGTGTTTCCCGGTAGTTTTCCATCTTGACTAGGAACTCATTACACATCTGGTTTGCCATATCAATGTACGTCTCGTTGTCGCTTGTGTACTGATCGAACTCTGTTTTAAACAGGAACTCCATGTAAATAGAGAACTTATCGCTCACAGCATTACTCAGGGTTGTTGACTTGTCGATAGGCTTAAGTGTGTAAAGCATTACCAAAGGAAACTGGTTGTTGTCGGCGAAGTTGTTTAACTCGTTAGCCGTTCCATACAAAAAGCCGGGCTGGTTAAACCCCGGCGGCGCGGTAAGTGTTTTTACAATGGCTTCGAGCTGGTTTCTGATCATCTCTTATTTAACAATGATATCCATAGTAAAAACTTGATTAATAACCCGTTAAAAGCCTTGTTGAAATTGCTTACGCGAATTTATGAATTATACTCTGAATATTCCTAATAAAAATGAATTATATTCTGAAAATTATTAAGTTAGTTCGCTGAAAATTCTTTGTGCTTATAAATAATTCGGTATCCGTCCCACGTTGTTTTATTCCATACGTTAACAGCACAGCAAAACCTCAAAGGCTTGCTCCGGGCTGATCGGTATAGTTCAATAGTGGTCATGTTATAGCTTTACTTATTTTAGTTCGCTGTCAAGGTATTGCTTGACTTTAATATGCTGGTATGAATTCCCTAACAGTAGGTTTCGGCCAAACTTGTATTATATAAGCGATCGGCAAAACCAATAAATCGTTATTATTATTATACACTCTGTAAGCGTAACTTAGATTTCTTTTCTCTCCGTTCCACAACTCAATCCAATCTCTAACATGATCGCGGGTGATTACCTGATCACTACATGTTAATTCAGGGGTTGCGCTTTCTTCCATCTTACTTCTGATTTTCTTTCAAACTTAATTCCTGGTACTTCTTATTGAATGCCGCCTCAACCTTGTTCATTCGCATCTTAATAAAAAACTCATCGTAGGGCAAGTTCATTATTGCCCGCCATTTTAATACGTCTCCGCCGGCGAGGCTGTTTACCGAGTTGTAGAACCCGAATTCCGCAAATTTCGTAATACCCGCTCTCTTTTCAATCTCAGTCGGAACGCTACCCAAAAGCTCATTTTCTGTTGAAGCAAATTTGGAAATTGTAAAAAAAAATGACGCCCAACCGGCAGTGCCTCCTGCACTGAAAGTTTTAGCACTTCACTTTTGAATTCTTCTGCCTTTTGTTCAACGTAGGGTAGTCCTGTTGCCCTGCAATAAAAATAATGAGCCAGCACCGTAGCAATCGCATCCAATGACGGCTGAAAATTAGCTTTCCAGTTGTCTTCACCGAAAGCTTCTATGTGTTTATTGATCTCGTCCGCGATAATGTCACGTGAAGCCAGAAACGCGCCCGCAGGTTCAACGGATAGATTAGTTGCTACCTTGATCCTGTTTTCTTTTTTAAACCGGATGCCAAAGCGTTTAACGTACTTAAACCCGAAGCTTACATACTCCGGCACTTTATCGCCCTGATAACAATACGTGATTTGGTGGGAGAGTGAAAGAATCCGGTTGGTGAACTTGTCCAACTCCAACTGTGAGATGTTAGCTAAGTCATCTTCCGCAACTCCTGAAAGTATGGCAAGCGGTTTGAGGTCTGATGCGTTTTCCAGCGCCTGAATTTCAATCAGCTGCCCAACGGTTAACTCATTGAGGTTTTCCGGTATCGTTACTTTTAGCTTTCCGGTGAGGGTGCGCAGTGTTTCAGTGTGCATCGATCTTTATTTTAGAAACCTCAAAACAAAATCTGTCTTCCCATAAATCATAAACGGTAATCGCCAGGCCAAAAATCTTAAAAGTGTGGTGGTTTAAAAATACCCGTTGAAATAAGCTTAGTTTCATAACTAATTGATTAACGCTAATTTAAGTATAATTTATTATTTTACCCAATCAAAATCTGTTTTTATTCTTTGGTTGCCGGTGTAGGGCAATCTGGTTTTTGCTTTGCCCACATTCGCTATTTTTAATTTGTTGAGAGCGACGTATCGTAACGGGTCAATTAGGTGGTTGTAAGCATCAATAGGCTTGTTCAACGTCTCTCCCGATCTGTTTTTATCCCAACAATACGACCGTAATTCTTTTATTAGATTAGTGCTGCGTTTCGTTACGTGCATCTTGTAACGCTGCAGGATATCTAACCCGTTTGTTATACTATCCTTGCCTTTCATTGACGGCTCAATGTTCCATCCAAGCCGGGAAAGTTCTTCTATACTTTTTGGTTCGGCGCTATCTGCAACGATTGACCTGTTTTTGATAATCCCCGCACTAATCATTTTGGCTGAAATATCAGCATTGGTCAACCCGGTTTCGTAGATTAATTCATTTATCCAAAGCTCGCCGTTGTGTTTGTAGACTTCAACTAAACCTGTTTCGTCGTTTGTAAAACCAAAGTCAAGGCCATAAGCGATAAACTTGGCATCTACAGGTATCTGATCGCACAATTCCCAATTGGAAAGAATAACACCTTGAAGTGATCCCAACAATCCCAGACCGTAAACCTTCCACCAATTTGCCCAATAATCGGACGTTTCTGCTTTATCCCTGGCTTTCTCGATCTCCTTTACGATAGATTCAGCTAACGCCTCGTTATCTTTGTAGGTTAACGTACACCATTCACAATCTTCATCGGCCGTAAGCTCTGTATAGGCCCAGAATTCATTCGATGGGTTAAAGTCCAACCATATTTCACGGTCGGTACGGATGGCTAACTGATGATAGGTGTCAAACTGGATATTATTACACTCGTTGATGTAGAGGATATTCCTTCGCGGGCCGCGCACCTTTTCTTCCTGGTCGGCGCTAAAGAACTCGATATAACTATGATTAGCAAATGTATATGTAAGCAGGGTTTTATTGTAATGCTTGTCGATATATCGCCCTGTGGCTTTCATGATCTTTAGAAAGTCCTTCAGTGCGCCCTTTCGCAGATGTGGAACTGATTCAGAAACTACCGATATTTCGGTTAATGGATTATTTATAGCCTTATCAATTAAGATCGGAAGTATACCATATGTTTTGCCCGCACTGGTTCCACCTGGTATTACTTTGATGCGCTTTTTTAGCTTCTGCATCTTTTGTATACCAGTAGTGTAGGTAAAACCTTCAATCTTCTGAATCTTCTTTTCCAAAGAGCGGTTGTTCTATTTTAACGTTGGTATCAACTTGGGAATTTTCCTTTAATCCCAATTCGCGGGCTATAAAGTTGTCTTTTAAGATGCCAATTGCGGCAAGTTCAAACTTCTGCTGATATATCGTATCCTCTATATCTTGTATGATAGTAGAGAAATCATTTGAACAAACCTCTTTGAATTGCCGAAAATAGGCTGTATTACAGCGTAAATAAAGACATAAGCCTTGCATTGTGAACGGTCGTTGAATCTTTTGCTTACCACCAAATGAACGGGTATCTGTTATAGGATTATCTTCGCACCATTGGAAATATTCACAGGCGGCCTTCCAAAGTAGTTCAGGTGTGGCAAAGAGTTTATCCCTTCCATGCTTTGATCGTAGCTTCCAAAATTGATTCCCCGCGGGCGCTCCCATAATGAGTAAAATTACCAAATATTATTTACACTCCCAAAATGATTTTTATTTATGAATTTTATTCGGAATTTTATTTTTCCTTTTCGGGTGGTTTAACTTCGACAAAGTAATCGCATTTCTTTTCCCCTTTCGGCGGCGCGAAGTCTGCGTAACTCTGATAAAGCCCTGGAGTAGCTTTGTATCTAAAGCAATCTTCTTTTGAAGGGCATGAATGATTACTACACATTGATATGTCTGGCATGGCTTTAAAGGTTTTACTTTATCAAAATATAAAATATCTCGCCGTCGGTCTTGCCCGTTTTGAATACTCCACTTTGCACCGCCATTTCGCAGAGCGTCCGCGCCTTTATCCTGGTTAATCCGAATACCCGGCAAATATCATCCACTGTTATGAACTCAGGGTTTAGCTCTTTTATTTTATCGAAGGCATTCATAGGTTTACTGTTAGTTCTGATCCGGTTAATGCGAAGTAGAGGTTTTGTAGTTGGTGAAGGTATTTAATACTTACTCCGAATCGCTCTGTGCCGTAAAGTAGTCGCAAATCATCGATGCCAGATTGTTCCTCAAGTTGAAAGTCAAATCCATTCTTTTGAAATTTACTTCGATATTCAAGATATTCAAACCCTGCCTTCTCCATTATATCAAGGGTTAAATGGATTGGTTGTAATTCATTGCATTCAGTTTCAGGGTCCCAAAAGTCAGGCTGGGTGAGTAGCACTACATTGCCGCCTACCTGAGCTATTATTGATTTCCTTCCCTGATGGTTAAGCACAAAGTTTCCAATTCTCAACTCGTTTTGACTTATCATTCCTTTTTGTTTAAGCTGTTAATACACTTTTATTGCGAGATTTTTTATCCAGCGCGTGACGAAAGTTGCCTCGTCATAATTTATCAGGCGATTTTTTGCCATTTTAATAAAAAACAAATGGGCGGTAACTCTCCCGTTGGCCTCTCGGCTGTTGGTGTCTGCCAACTCCGCCACCTACTGTTTCCCGGCAACCCGGACTGATCATGAAGCTTATAGCCTCGGAACTGTTGCTGCGCTATCAGAAGGGCTCTTATGTGCCGTAGCTATCGGACTCCAAATTTCGGCGATTATCGCTGGCTTCATCTTTTATCGGCCAGCTACGCTTCGTCCCCCAGCGGTACTTCATTTGTTTTTTAGTCTTTCAATATAATAATATTACCTCAAATTATTCCAATCCTAAGAATGTTTGATGTTTTTCAAGCATATCAGATAGCTCCTCATCTGTTATATCCTTTGGCTCTTTGCGTGTGAAATAATCATCGCCTACCGTGTTGTAAAACAGTTTACGGGTGTCCTCGACTAAATCCAAGTACATCTTACGCTTTTTCTCAAACCGCTCATTGACAGTGATCATTCTTTTTAGCAGATCAATATTCTTTTGGGAGATAGCATCAGAAAGCTCTTTATATTGTTCAAAAGATAGCGTTAGAGTTGCGCCGTCGGTAATTTGAATGTGAATAGAATCCAAAGCAGGCTGCCCGTTTAAATATTCAGCGTTAGTAATTTTCATGTTATTTACTTAAATATAAGCATTTTAGTGTTTATTTACGATAGCTTTTTTAATTAATTCTATAGTTTCTGCCGTTAAAAGCTGGCTCGGGGTGACCTGTATCAAATACCACCCGTTTGCAGTTAAAAGGTTAAGCTTCGCCATGTCCCGGCTTATTCCCTTTCCTGAACTGTGGCCGCTTAAGCCTTTCTTCCAGATCCCGCCTTGACATTCTACTGCTACCTTGACCGAGGGCAAAGCGTAGTCAAGTTTATAGCCTTTTTCTTGACTAAAACGAAATTCCGGCCATACGGAAATCCCCAACTCAATTTCAAGCAGCCTGGTAAACTGATCACAGTGCTTTGCTTTGTTTGCTATGTTTAAGTGATCGTTGGTATCATAAGTCCTTTTTAAGCCCTTAGAACGATTTTGTTTCTTTTTGGTACTATGTGCCGTCTCAGCCTGTAATCGTTTAGCCTGCTCTTTAGGGTAAAGCGTGTTGTCAATTAGCACGTACCCTTTTATATTTACTAAATAATTGTATAAACTTTTTCCTGTCATTGAATTTTGCTCTAAGGTCTTCCACATGTGCTTCAACAAGAATCAATTGCTCATTTGTCAGTTTTTTATTTCGCATCTCAACTATTGCCAATAGTCTGTTTATAATATCACTATGAAATATTTTAAATCCCTTAGAAGAATTACAGTTCTTGCAACTCGTAATAAGATTGCCTGGTTCATGTAGCCCTCCCTTTATTACTGGATAAATATGATCTACGTGTAATTTAACTCCGTCTTCAATAGACGACTTTCCACAATAAATACATGTGAAGTTGTCTCTATGGAAAATAGAAAAAGGTTTATCCAATTTAACAGGTCGTTTATATTGAAGATGCACCCTTTCTCGCCTGCACGTTCCGCTACAGCATGTGATATTGGGGTGACCGGCCTCAAATTGACGGTTACAAACCTTACATATTTTGGGATATTTTTTATACTCTTTCATTTTTTAATTATGCTCCTGCCATCCACGATCAATGCAGTCTTTTATTATTGCACGTGCCTGGGCGGGTTTCATCTTTCTACTTTTTAATGCTGTTTAAGGCTTCACGAGCTATGTCGATTAACTGTTCTTTAGTAAATCCGGCAAAACTTCGAGTATCTTCTTCGGCTATATCCTCCAGCGCCTTAGTCAACCTTTCGATGGTGGTGGATTGGGCGGAGGCGTACATCTCCATACACTTAACCAGTGTAGCGCGTTGCCGTTCGCTAAAGTTTGCCCACGATGCAGGATACTGTTTCCAATAAACGCTACTAAGGATTTCCTCTGCCGTACCTGTTACTAGTGGGGACTCGCGGTCAAGGTTGTAGGCCATATCCATTAGGTTCAT